TTACTTACTTACTTTGATGTTATTATCTTTACGGTATTGAGTTACAAGAATACGCCAAAAGTCATAGCTACCTTTATTATCTGAAATATAATCTTTGTAATACTTGTAGGCTTCTTGTGCCCATGTTGGACACTCCATATTGGCTTTTAGCTTCTCAGCTTGAATCCATTCAGATTGTTGCTTAACTGTTTTCTCAAGTGTAACTATTTGTAATTTTTCAGCTTCGGTCATTTCTTCATCATCCTCTGGTTTTGTAATCGGAACTGGAGTTGCGTTATGAATGTGCTTTTTGAGGCTTTCCAATTCTGCTTTAATTTGCGGTATGAAATTTTTATTAGCAGCCGCGATAGTATTACCATCACCGAAAAAGCTTGTTCCCGGACATGTCTTGCTAGATTTACCGGGTATGAAATCTGGAAGTCGTATCCCTGTTTTCGGTGCATACCAAGCATGGTAAACAATAGTGTTTGTGTTGACAAATAGGTTGAGTTTTTCAGCCAGACAAGCGTACAAATGAACGACGGCCTGTTTTTGTATGTCAGCCATTGTGTCCCCACCCTTATCAAAGTTCCCGATGATTTCAACACATATTGCTCCAGTGTTAGATCCAGCAATCCCAGCAGGGGTATTATTTAAATCTCTATCTAGGCTTATTGCTATCTGACCATTCTCAACAACCGTAATATTCTGACCTGTCCCTGACCATCCTTGAGACAGATGATATGTTCGCATTCCTTCTAAGCACTTCCAGATATCTTGTTTAGCCACTCCATTGACTACTTGTCTGGTTGTATAATTCGGTGAAGCTGTGTGATGTACTTGAAGTCTATTGATATTTCTAGTTATAGTTTGTTTTTGCAACCATGGACGAAACTCATCGATATCAAGTAGTAGAAAGTTGCCCTTCTGAATCATTCAATCACTCCTTAGTTTTATCTTCTTGACCGCTTTTTTCTTTTAAGATAGATACTGCCTTTTTGACCTGTTCCGGTAAAGGAAGGTCTAATCGCCCGTAGTTTTCAAGCAAACTAATGAATTCATTCATTAAGTAAAAGTATGTTGCACCTACAGCCAAACTTAACGTACCGTTCAACCCCAGCAAAGTATCGATGCGGAACAATACAGCAATAACCGTAAACATAAGTACTTTTTTTAGGATTCCAAAGAAGCCTTTACGCGAATTTAATCCCTTATCGTCACGAGTTGGATTCTTATACCCTTCGTATGCAGATGCAGCTAGACCAGTAATCCAATCTAGTACAGTGAAGATCACCAATAATGCAAGAGCTTCGTTCCATCCTCCAAATGCATAGCCAACGATTGCTCCAACCACCCCCACAATAAAATTTAAAAATTTGTCTGACACATTGTTTTCCTTCTCTCAATTAAAATAAGACTCCCCATAATGGAGAGCCTTGTAAAACTTACAATATGTAATAGTACGCACCAGAAGACACACCTCTAATGAGGATGACGGAATTCATATCAGCAACATCACGTCTGCGAATATCAACTACCCCATCGATATCAATCAAGCCACTAACTCTAGGGTACAGATATCCACCAAGATCAGGCTTAGAGATTATCAGTTCTGTTTCAATATCGTGTATCTGCTTAACCATAATGGTTGATTCTAAATCATTAAATTGTCTTACATCAATGATGCCATCAAGATATTCTCTGTCTTTGATATAAATGAAACCATCTTGTTCAGTTATGTATCTTACTTCAAGCAAAGAGCATAAATCTGGATTAGAAATAAAAATAGAAGAATCAAAATCGTTTATAGCTGGAATATCAATAATTGAGTCCAATTCAGAATAGCCTAGAGCACGAATTGTTAATTGTCCATTTTGATCTGGTCTTGAAATTCCAATATATGATTCAGTATCTTCGTATGCAGTAATATTTATATGAGATTCTAAGTCATTATAATATATACCACGAATGTACATCTCACCAATGATATCTGGACGGCTCACGTTTACAAGGCTATCTTGATTGTAAATATAAGGTACATCAATTACAGCATCAATATCAAATTTTCCTTGTTCACGCACAATGAATGTCCCAGTTAAATCTGGACTAGAGATTGCTAAAATAGAATCTAGGTCTTCATAGACTTCATTTCTTATTGACACTTCAGAGTTCAGATCATGTCTAATACGTGTGTAGTCTGACACAGCAATAAATCCGGATAACTCTGGAACCGAAACAATAATGTTCCCATCTAAATCATTGTTGGCTCGATTAGCAATTGAAATTTCACTGCTAAGGCTTATCTTAGGATCGATTGTTATCATTGATACTAAATCAGGATTTGAAGTGGCTAATGCTGCATTTACTTCAGTTATTCCATCTTCAATAATCGTTACAAATGAATCCATCTCATCTACTGTACGTATTGCCACTGTTAAGATTGAATTTGTATCTGGACGATTTACACTTAATACACTATTCATCTCTTTGAACAGAGGGTCTTCATATCTGTGCACATATAAAGATGAATCTAAATAATTCCATCCACGATCACTTTTGATCGATAAAGTTGAATTGAGATCTTTATGTCCCTTTCTGAAGATAAATAACTCTGACTCAATCTCAGAGCGACCATAGGATTGTACTGCTGAAGTGATGTATCTTACCTGTAGAATTGGAGGTTTAGTGGATTCACGAGTATTAAAGTATATCGGGGAGTCATCGCTAGATCTAATGTTTAACCCATAATTATTAAGCGTACCATTTTGCCATTGTTGCAATATACTTAATACATTTATCTCTACATATTTCTCTGCTGTGTTTATCGTATATTCATTAGCTAACAACTGTGTCGAAGAAGGTTTGTTTGCGTAGGTAATACCATACTCACGCCAAATTGTGCTTGGCTGGTATACTTCTATATTAGCACCAGACTTTATTGTTCCAGTGTAATACAATCGTAACTTGGCATCTTCAAGATACAGAAGGTCAGGAATTGCAACTCTTAGATCGCCAAAGTTAACAAACGATTCAAATTCTTCAACGTTGTCATGACCAATCATCATGCGTTGAGTGTCGCCATAGTTTATAGTCTGCAAATCAATCCGACTACGTGTGGTTGCATCCCCGATTGGTTTCAAGTCTAAATTTGTTCGAGGTGCTTCAATGAGTTCAAATCTACCCTGCACCCTATTGTGTGGGCGAATATTAATTATTGATGGCATCTCGGTAAATGCAACAGCTTCGATAGAAGATTCTAAATCACTATTTCCCCTATACATTACACTTAATGTGCTTGAAATATCCTTTTGTTTGGTGGATCGAATAGAAATAGACGAATCCAGTATCGAGTATTCTCTTGATGCAACAGTCAGTTCAGAATCAATATTTGATGTATCTGTTGCATACAGCACATACTTACTTGTAAAACGATTGGAGGGACTCTTTACATATATAATCCCCTCCGTATCATGGTCATCATAGTACAAAAATGTCACCCCTTATCTCATTGTATTGAGATTAAACGCGATCCGCATTCACTTTTAATTCAAACACACCACTAGGATTAGGTTGTGCTCTCATATCTGTAGCGATACGAACATAGAAATCTATTACCTCATCAGGCTGAGTTAGACCATATGTAAGGTAGTCAATAGGAAGGAATGGATTGTCTTGTCGGGACAGTTCAACTACTACACCATCACGATCATATTTTTTATCCATTTCTAAATATACATTGTCGATTGTATACCCTAACTGATTCTTGATTCTCACTTTTTGAGTGAATGTAGTTTGCCCAGCAATAATAACTCCAAAATCTAATTGTTTCAGAATACCACCGAATGTATCTGATAGGTACTCTCCAGACTCGTCCATAAACATGAGCCCCGAATATGTTCCAATAAAAGATGTTTCCCAGTAGTCAGTTTCACCCCAATAGTCCTGAAACTCTACCTTTAGGATGTTGGGTTGATTAAATATCACATCTCGATCAGAAATGTTAATATCGATATCTTGAGGAGAAGGTGCTAATCGAGTGAAGCTGCCATCAGTAGGGTAATAAGGTTTCTCATTGAGGAGTATTCGATATTGAACTCTACCTTTATCGCTATCATCAAGGACTCCAGTTAACTTACTGCCTGTCAGAGAAAGTTGAATAGTTGCGTTAGTATTTAAAACGTAGAAAGCAACATTATCCATCTTAATTGTCTCTGTAGCTGAGTTGATATTTAGCTTCATACTGTCAATTTGAATTCCTGCGTCAGAGTTATGTATGTTATCTTCAACGTAGTAAGCGAATCGAATTTTATTTCCTTTGTCTTTCAGCGATTTTGAACCGATAAGAGAGAGATCATAATGACTCATTCCGCTTTGTTTGAATGTGAGCAAACTTGAGATGTTGATAGTCTTCCACTTACCAAATTTGCACACTTCCCAAGTGTCACCTTCATTGAACGAGACCGCAAATCTTAAAGTCCCATTTGTAGAATTGAGTTTATCTACAATAGAAAGTAGGTCACCATACATATCATAATCGTCTGTTTGGATTATAAATTGAGGGGAGGGGATAGATGAAGATGTAACTGTTTTAGGATTATTGTTATCACTCCACGTAACCACGTCAAAATCTCCCTCAAGTTCATCCAATGGGGAGTAGTTAGCCGTGATATTTAGTTCTGCTGACGTTTTGGATGGATCGTCCGTGTAGTATAGAACATCTACACTGTCACCCAACTCGTCGTAGAGGGTAAACGGTTCGGTTTCAATTGTAATCGTTGATTCGGTTTGGTTCGGGTCATCGGTGTATTCGATGATTTTAATCTCTTTGTCTTCCCATTCTTCGGCTAGGGTGAAGGGTTCGGTTTCAATGTTGAAGGACGCTTCTGTTTTGGTTGGGTCGTCCGTGTAGTAGCATAGTTCTATTTCACCTTGAAGTTGTGACCATGCGGATTCAGGGATAGTTGAGATGTCGTCCATTCCATAAGCAAGGTAATCTTGTTCTATAGCTATATTAGAAATATCCTTCCACATACCCTTATCAAAGTGCTTATAAATTGAATTATGAACTATTAGTATTTTCGTATTAACTTCACTGTTATACGCCCTAAATCCTGAAGGAATAGTGTAAGCAAAAGACGAAGCTCCAAAATTTGTTGTAAAAGTTCTAGTAGCTGTACCCATACTCTTATGCATTGGCAAAACTTCATCCAATCCAATCAGGTCAGTATGAGATACACCCATACTCACACCATTTTTAAAAAATTCAAGCGTTTTATCATCAAGGTTCAGTGCTGTACCAATGATATCTCCGACTGCCATCGCACTTCCATATGCAATATCCTCAGGCAGTTTTCTACCAGAATTACCATAGTAAGCACGTATCTGTGTGGCACCGACAGATGTACCATTAAATACTGGACTATTTATTGGGTAACTCTTACTTGCAATTCCAACAAAAAGAGATGTTGACCCACTATTTAATTTTGTTTCCCAATACCACTTCCCTGAAGTTTTACCATGTGTGGCTCGTATATTTCCCGCATCTGAAGCGGCGATTGCAGAGGTTATGGTCAAATTGTTGTTCGAGAGAGTCATGTTTCCATTCATATCATTCGGATTCCAAGTAGTAATAATATTAGGCATTCTAATCACTCCTTTCTAAATTCTAAATCAAACAATCATTTCACATAGTTATGTGATTGATGCTTTCTTGATTGGTATTTTTGACGTGTCTATTTTTTGTCTGAACACTTTGCCTGAGCCAAGGTTTGTGAACGACAAGTTGATGAATTGTTTATTTTTTATTTCTTCAATTAATTGTATTTGCACTCCTTTGTTCATGCCGTGTCCAGTAATTACGTTTTCATTAATTTCAGTTAATATTTTTAATGTCGATGATAACCGTTCGAACATAGAAATTTCTGCAATTTGCAAGTAAGTTCCACCGTTGTTTGAAGTAAAGTCAAATTTAAAAAATTGATAGTTATCATTTTTACTAAACTCAAAAACTTTTGTCATGTTTGCTGTCCAGTCAGTTATATTTATTTGTGAGTCAATCTTTGTCCAGTTTAAATCATCGTTGCTTCCAAATAAGTCCCAAGATTTAGGGCTATAAGTTGAGGAAAACGAACTAGGTGCGGTGATTGAGTAAGCAGATATTTTCTTTTTCGTTGAAAATTTATATGTTATTGAACCTATTGCCGATGTAGAACTCCACTGTGTTTGATTATTCCCATCGAAACAATTCCAATTAAAGTTTGATCCGCTTTGACTACTTGACTTAACTTCACCTTCTGGCATTGTGTTCGATGTCATTTTTGGAATTAAGTTATCTGTTAAACCACCCTTTATTATGCTTGATAGATAATCTTCTGATGAAATCAAGAATTTATTTGAAGGGTAGAATCCATAAGCTGTATATCCATTTGGAACAGGATATACAAAAGGTGTTCCTCCAAAGTTCACAGAAAATACTATTGTATGGGAACCAGCGTTCCTAAACCACGGCGCAACTTCAATTAATGTTTTTACATTTGTATGAGACACACCCATACTTGCTCCGTTTTTAAAGAATTCTAATGTTCCATTATCTAGATCAAGAGCGATGCCAATTACATCATTAATTGCCCAAGAAGAACCGTAAGCAGTTGCTTCGGGGTATTTGTTGCCGTTAACTGTATATATGCTTCGAGTTTTTGCATCTGCTTGACTATTTGTCGTGATTACAAAACTTTTGTCTGCAATTCCGATAAATAATCCATTATTCGTACCTGACACATATTTAACTTCCCAGTACCATTTTCCTTCTATTTTGTAGTGAGTCGCTCTAATATTGCCAGCACCAGTCAAGGAGTCCGTTAAGTTGTTATCAGATAGAACGTTTCCTGTCCCATAAACGTCTAGAGGGTTTAGTGATACATTTATATATGCCATTCAATCATCTCCTTTCTAAATAAAATAGAACACACCGTATAGATGTGTCCCTCATAAATTTAGCCAAGCTTAATTTTATCCACTCGGCGTTTTGACATATCCACTGTGTGTTCAAAGATTTTACCTGAACCGACTGTACTATTTGTGCTTTTTATAACTTTCGCCTTTGTAAACATCTCCGTTAAATTAATTGATGTATCCGACCCATAATTTAAAGCAGTGTTCTCATTTAAAGTATCTAATTCATATAGTTCATTAGGACTCTTCTCCATCATCTCAATCTCAGACAAGGAAGGGGCAGTACTAGAGCCATTATTTGAGAGAATAATAAATACTCTATAAAATTTAAATTTAATCGTATTCGTTATTGTAAAAGATCTTTTGACTCCCATAGTCCAGTTGTTGCTTGGTTCATTTTGATAATCTAATTGTGTCCATATAACTCCGTCATTACTTCCCTCAAATTTCCATTCTCTTGGTGCTCTATTTATTGAGCTTGCGCCTGTTACTATTAAGGTATATTTTGCTATTGTTTTTGGAGATGGAAATTCATAACTTACCCAAACATTTGTCATCAAGCCAAATGTTAAATTATTAGATGAATTCCCATCGAATAGAGTATAAGCAGTGGACGGTACTGTGTTGTTTGTGTTTACAAGTCCCCCATTTGGCGAAGCGTTGCTACTGTGTGCCGGAATTACATTCGAATCAACCAACATACCTTTCTTCACGCTTCTACCCTTATCATCTGATGAAAGTAAGATTTTATTTTGATTAATAATTTCAAACATTTCAATTTCCTCAATAATTAAATAGGACTGACCAACTACGCCAGAAATATTGAGCCTATATCTTATATAAGACTTATTATTAGAAAATGTAAATACTCTTCTTGTGCTCGTTCCAGTCCCCCATATTAATTCATTATTCCTAATGTCTAAAATATCCCATGTAGTTCCATCATTTGAACCTTCAAAAGTCCAACTTTTTGGAGAAAAGGATTGGTCATAGGATCGAATTGAATACATTTGTATTTGTTTACTTGTTGTAAATGTGTAATTTATCCAAGCCGATGTAACATTTGTGGCTGTTGCCCAAGAATTAGGTATGTCGAACTGTTTATCAAATGCTCGCCATCCCACATAAGTTGTGTCCCGATTATTACTGGTTTGAACTACGCCACTCGGTGTAGTATTTGAGGTCATTTTAGGTATAAGGTTTTCACTATATACAACCATTTAACCATCTCCTTTCTAATTGAAATCATTATTTTACAGACAAGTTTGTTATCTCTACATATTTCTTCAAATTCACTGTAGACTTGAAGACTTTCCCTGAACCTAAAACACCCGTATTTGTCATGTTCTGAGTTATGGTTTTGCTACTTCGATTGAATACAGTTAGATCAACTATTCCATCTGATATGAATGTTGATTTGCTAGGTAAAGCTGAAGAGAGAGTAATCCAAGTATTGTTTTTAAATGTCTTATAGTTTACTGCATCCTGAATTAATGAATAGTTAGCCAAGTTATCACCTCATTCACTGAAACACTATTCCGTTTATCTTACTCAATTTGCTGCGCTCAATCTTTGTTCGATACAAGAACCCATCTTCATGTGAGCCTACAGTAGGAGAGAGTGGTATATTTCTTTTTAGTCTCAATGATCCGTCCGACGAACTTACATAGTCAGTATTATATTTTCCATCTGTAAATTCATCTACAGTGAGCAACGCTGGTGCAGGAGTAGAAGACAATTCAATCTTAATTCGCGCATACAATCCCACAGGACTATTGATCTTCCCATCCAGATACGTAATCTCAACATAATCAGACCAGTCGGCATTGTTAGTGGATGACTTTGTATAGATCTTGTAATCCACATTTGAACCAGTACCAACAATAGTTTTGACTACTCGTTGAAAGGCAGTTACTTTGTCCCCAATCGAAATTACAGATGACTCCCATACACCTTTTGAGGCATATACCGATTTCCCAGTTGAGTCTATTGCCACTTCTTTAAGTTGCAATTTTCCATCTTTGATCTCTGTCCCATTGTGTATTCCACTATCAAGAGAGATCGGTAACCCTATTTCTTTAGTGCTCATCTATTTCAACTCCCAATTAATCAATCCTGCGTGATTGGCCTTAAGCGGAGCGTCAATTTTTTCAAAAACGATGCCATTCTTACGTATAACCAATTGTCCACTTAAATCTTGATCAGATGTGATTTTAATTTGCAGATAGGGGATATCGTTAACTGGCAGTGAGAAGATACTTTGATAATTAATGTTCACATCGTTCAGATTCATCGTTTTCTTGTACCCAAAATTAAAACAGTCAATGCTGTTCTTAAATTTACCTTCTTTGACTCTTGTGTTCAGGTTAGCCTCAGAAGATCCGTTCTTAAATTGGATAATGTCATTGTATAGAAATGCTCTACCAGTGAGAGGAAGTTCATCATCATTAGCAATGTATGATATGGAAAATCTATCTTGGTTAATATGGAAGACACCATTAGCGACATTATAGTAAAGCTGTGATCCTTGACCAATGATGCCGAAAGAGACAAGTTTATCTTTATCAATAGAATAAAAATCATTTGATTTTTTAGTTTGTAGATCATATTCTGTTAACGCTGTATTGTCATCGTAATCTGCAACCCAAATATAAGCTTGTGGAACAGGAGAGCGATTATATTGTTTATTTCCTAGAATCAAAATTAAACCCCCTTAAAATAAAAAAAGAGGACAGAGAATTAACTCCGCCCGTTGAATTTGTTTCTATATGTTAAAACTTACACAAAGCGATATGAGATACGCTTCTTGAAGCTTTGCCGCCCACTGGAGGCATTCAAAGGCACTTCGCATTGAATCGACAAAGTTACATAATTACCTGCTGCATCTACTGGATTACCATTGTTATTAACACCAAGAATCTCTTTAACTCCCGGTTTAATTGGAGTCGTATAATTAGCTCCAGTATTATCTTTCTTTGTTGTTCCAGTTGTACCAATAGGCTTAGAAAAGTCTTTGCCTACACGAGAACTTTCTTCATCAATATCAGTTTCACCAAGGGAGTCTACTTGAACGTGGAACCAGTTGTTTTTGACAACTTCAACCTCATTTCCAACCGTATCTCCCGTACCACCGCTCATATCACGAGTAGTAATTGTGCAATCTTCCATTTTAGAAACATCAGTCGCACCGTTATAGTTATTCCAAACATTGAAGATGTAGATAGGACTTTTACTATCCGCATCAATAACTCCATAGTCAAACGGGGCAGTAATTTCCTGAGTGTGCGTTGCATTTCTCCAGCTAATAATTGGCTGCATTTTTTGTTCCTCCATTTATGTATTGTTTCTAAGTTCTAATTGTTAAGTGGACTGTTAAATTCTGAAGATTTAATCCAGCTTTTTTTATGTTGATTCTAAAAATATCTCCTGCAAGGACTTGTTTTGTTTGTATGACCACTGTTCTATTGTCGTAGTGACTTTGTGGATTAAACTTTAGATTGGAACTCATCACATTAAGCCAAGTGTTAAAGTTTCGAGTTCTTTCAATCTCAATCTCTGTTTCCGTTTCCCCAGCAACACCACAAAAACCCTTAACATCAACTAGCTCACCCTTGAAGGGGAAGGGTGCTAAAATGCCTATTGGTTCCTGAAATACATATGAATCTTTACATAACACAATTACTCTGTCTTGCAATTCCAATGGCATATCCTTAAGCTTCAAATGTTCAGCAACACTCATCAATCCATCCTTAAACTCATTAACAGGTTGTAGATTTGATCCGAACACATCAATCTCGATCCAGTTCTTACCGTCATATCGATAGCGTTTACCATCTTTATATGTCTGAGCTGTCCAGCCAATTTCAGGTAAGGGGTATTTAGCGCGCAGTTCAGCTATATCTTGAACAGGCTCTTTGTAGACGAGACGGGTAGTATTGTAAGCATCTTTTGCTTTAATAGCAGATTGTGTTGCATCTTCAGCAGCTAAATTAGCTTTGTCAGTTGCTAATTTTGATAATTCAGTTTGAGCTTGAGATTGTTTAATGGCATCTTCGATACGACCAAGCGCAATCTGATTCTCATTTATCTTGGCTTGTATCTGATCAATATAATCCTGTAATGTTACAACAACATCTGGATTACGTGTGACCATCGCATAGATACGAGAAGCAGGATACATAATCAATCCTCGACCTTTATATCTACACAAATGTGCTTTTCCTTCTTGGGATTGATGGAACTGGATTACACCCATACCATAATGAACTAGGAACTCGTGCTCATTTAGATATGGTCGATTCTCAAATACTTCTTGATCAATTTCTATAAATCCAGCAATGTTAACTTTGTCTGTGGGAGATGGGAGTTCGAGAAGAGTGATAAGTCCATTTATGACAGGCAATGAATCTACACGGTCAACATATGGATCTTGAGGAGTGCCACTACGTGAAATAATTGTTACGGGGTCATTATATTGTAAACCTGTACTTAAATCTGGCAATTGTTCACCTCCTCTTAATTGACGAATACATTGCTACTGCCAGAGGTAATGGGTGTTGTAGTGCTGAGATGTGTTGTCACGTTTTTAGTGATGCTTGATACTGCTTTACCACCAACAAAAACAGTTGAGCTACCTGTTGAAACTTGTCCTGATCCTGAACCAGATGTGCCGGGACTGATTGATATGATTGATCCACCAAGTTTAGGAGAGGGAGAGGGATCAGCTACCCACTGTTCTTGAGTTGGAGAAGAGACAGATGCAATTGGTTGTCCATTAACATAGACTGTAGACGTTGAATTAACTGTGCCAGTAATTTTCGCCCCTGTTGTGTGATTAGCTGTACTATAGACAGGTTCAGTAGAAGCACAATTACCAAATTCATCATACGATGTGCATCTTGTTCCACTTTGATATCTCTCAACGTATGACACATGTCCGCTTTTATTTGATTCTTGTATTGTTGATCCTTTATGGGCTACTCCAGTCATGTAACCTCCTACTGTAAAAGTGTAAATTGGTATCTAAATTTGATATCTGCATTACCCGTTACTCTTAATATGTTCTTTCCAACAGGGAAGGAAAGGTAGTTATTATTGAAATCTTTATAACGATAAGTAACAGCCAGTGATGTTTCAATGTCCTGATTCTCATTATCGACAAATACTGTTTCCTCATGAATAAGATTCTTAAATTTAAATTCTTCATTGTTATGAGAAGTATTGACGATACTGAAATCACCATTCTCTTGTTTTGTTATCCATATCTCAGGGGAACAATTCTTATCTCCTTTATTATCAAATAAGAGAATAGGCTCAAAGTAGAATGTCACACCTTTGAATTCGGGTACTTCATTATAGGTATTCCTTGTGAACAATACTCTGAACATGATGCTTATGTTAAAGAATCCAACATCTTCAACCACATCAGGAATGTGAGCACCATTGATACAATTCTGCCATTCTGTCCAATTTAGATTGTCTCTAGTGAATCGAGTCTGAACTACAATTTTAGAGCCAACTGGTTCAATGACTTCCCAATATATCTTGCTTAAAACTCCATCTGCGTCAATCGGGATTGGGATTGGATCAGAAGTATAGTTACCCTTTAGGTTGATAATAGATTGCCATGTTGTCATGTAATCACCTAACCAATCTTACCGAAAGGATAGAATAAAGCTGCACTACCAGCTTCTTTCCAACGTGTTATTCGATATGTGGCCCACGATGCATTTTTGTCATAAGTGGTTGCTCCATCAACTTGTTGCCATGGCGGTTCTGTATTGCCTGATTCACCTGCTTGGATGCAGATATAGAATCTACCATTGTCTATTGTGGGTAACACGATATCATTGAGTTTGTATTGTGTAGTAGCCGCCCATGTACTCGACATACGTGTGTCATTAAATTCTACTCCTGTAGACACAGGGAAAATTGGTTCAGTGAAGGCAGATTGACCAGATTGGACACAGATATAGACATGTCCATTATCTACATTAGGTATAATGTAGTCACCATTGACATACGCTTTAAGCGATCTCCACATAGGAGCTGCCTTACCTGTGCGCACATTTACCCATCCCACAAAACCACCATAGATAGGCGATGTATTATATAGGCGCTTTGTTCTTACATAGTCTCCACTGGTCGGGGTAGCTGATACATAGTCATCTGATATTAGATCTAAGGTATCAAAGTTCTCGCCTAATTCTCGAATTGTTTTTTCTATTTCATCCGTGAAAGATGGCTTCTTGAGTTTTAACTTGTTTGTTTCAGCAGACATATGATTCTCCTTTCTTTAAATATCTGACCACTTCGTTCCCAATCCAAAATCAGACCATTTTGGTCTTGCTGGATTAAGGATTAAATTGCCTTGCGCATTTACTATTGTCGAATGATGAGTACCCATTGAATATGTATTCTTTTTGATTTCAAGTGGAGTATAGTTCCATTTGTAAACACGAGAAGTCATGATGGGGGAGTATGAGTAGGGAGAGTCACAGCGGAAAGTTAAATTGATATAACCTTGTTTAAGACAGTTGTGAACCAACGTAGAATCATCGACAACCATTGCATAGAAAATGCGTTCAGCTCCTACGGCTAAATCATTAGTGAAATACAATGGCTGGTAGTAATCATGCTGTGTAAGCCACTGAGCAATTTCACGAATTTTTGCTGTGTTCCATGTTTCTTCAAATGCAAAAGAGACCGAAAACTTTAGTGGCTCAGTTTCAGTCCTCATAAAATAAGGTCTATCATTACCTTTAACTTTTTCCTCAACTATCTCTCGTGATGGGAAAAATATTTCTTCTTGCATGCCACCGTTAAGGTTCACATTGAGTAGCCCATATTTAACAGATGTTTCACCAGCAAATGAGAAGTAGAGGGAGTCACGTATTGTAATCCAAATCACCTCCAATATAAATTTGGACAAATAAAAAAAGCCCTATTTATAAGGCTTTTATGACGCTAATTTCTATGTAAAATCGGTATTTCATTTAAAGCTTATGATATTTCTTCGATGTATTCTTCGGTGGCGTCTTCGTCGTCGTAGATGTTTAATCTCATGCTGAGTGTTCGTCCAACCCTATAGGAGTCATTAGGAACAAAATTATTCTTTGCATAAAATTCATTAACAGTAGGGTTATTGTGTGTATCAGCATCCACTGTAATAAAGCGACATGCAACAGACTCATTGATATCCTCAGCAATGCCTCGTGCCAACTCAATCATTAATGAGCCGATATTTTTAAGTTCTGTTGCATGTCTTTCGTCCACAGCAAGTTTAGCAATTTTCATTGCAGGGTAACTTGGAAATGAAATTTCTCCCTGAAAGTAAGAATCACGTTCGTCCTGCTTCAACTTAATAGAGTCAGAGATCAAAGACATATAGGCAAGAATATCTGCATTACATTTGCTGATTAATAAATACGTTCGCGACAAATTTAATTCCTGATGCAATAGTGCCTCACCACATAAGAAATCAACATATTCTGGTATTGAACTACAGAAATCGTCTAGTCTATAGCCTTGGCTAAGATTAACTAGACTGAACTGTTCGACCAGATCAAAGATGTCAGTTCTCATTTCTTCATTCGTCTCAATAATTCTTGAGCTCTTTTGTTTCTTTGAATGGCAGATTGTGTTGGTTTCTTTCCAACTTCTTTCATGAATGCAGCAGCATATTGACCTTTAAGCTCTGGAGTTTCCTGAATAGGTTTTAAAATTGCCATATGTAATACCTTCTTTCTCTTGGTCATTCAATCATCTCCCATCAAGTGTACTTAGACAGTAGACTATATGATTGAATCACTAGTAATATGAAATATATTTGTAACTAAAGCTGAATAAAGTACTAGCTTTCATTAAATATAGCATATTCCATATAACATATACAATGTATATGCGACATCTTTTACCAACTATAATTTAACTATACGAAGTGGAAAGAGAGAAGTTAAACGAACTACTACCAAGTAAAAGTATGCTTTCATCAGGTAAAAGAAAAACACTCACAGAATGAGTGCCATAAGCAGAGCAGGATTATGGTTATCGCTGACTTTGTATTCCTTGCACATAGGTAGTCATACAAATATCATTTTTGGCGTTATGCTTAAAGGCTTGTTGTTCCATTTCTCGACTATTCAATCCCCCATGTTCACTTGGAATTACCAGATGAAAGGGATCAATTAGGATGATTTGAAATAGGCATTTGTGTTGAGTGAAATCTATGTTGGCGATGGAAAAAATTCGAACAGGTCTAGGCTTGCCAGCAATATCTTGTAAGTTACTTTTGAACACCTCTGTATCGTCAGTGAGGAGGGGATAGTAATCACTAAGACAATTCATTATTTTTGTGTTAAGGCGAACATAATCGCCCTTCAAGGTGTCCACGATAGAATGGTCAGTAAATACAGAGAGTACGCCACCTTTTATGTCTTGGTGAGTTGTATCATGCAAATAGTTTGTAAACAAATTGTTTGGCAATACTCTCGATTTCTTTACGTCATCACTAAAAAATTCATAACTTGCTTCCATTTTATCAATGACTTTCATTGCTTTATCTTTCTTTTTCTTTGAGAAAAGACTAGCTTCAGTTCTCATTTTGCTTTTTGCAATATGAGTTAGAAAGCCATCTTTTTTCTCAAAAGACCCTGAGAAATTAATCAACATCCGCCACATACCTTGTTTTGTACTCATTAATCAGATAATCATTATCAATCTCAGTAGACTGGGCAACCTGATAGGCATTTTTCCAAGCGTTGTCTTGATGACTTCTTTCTACTAGTTGAAAATCACTTACCGAATCAATTTGGCTAAACAGATCATCAATGAAGTTTTTAATCTCAGGTTCAAAAGACACTTGTTCAACTGCTTCAAGAATTTTTCTTTCATCAGTGTATTCATTGTCTTTGTCTTTAAAATAAACTTCACGGATAACTGGCCCAAACTTCCATGCTTCAAACTTGGCATTAAAGAGGTCTATAGAGCTAATATTTGAACCTTCAGACACTCCTTCACCTACTTCATGACCATATGTAGCACCGTGATAAGCAAACAAGAAATAAAGACTTTTCTGAAGTTTAATTGGGGAGATTTCTTTTTTTAAATGGTTTAAATAAAAAGCAATAGTATCAACATTGAAGCGAGATTCGTTCATTTAATTTACCTCCTCAGGACACATAAGAATAAAGAACATTTGTTCCTATACCTTATACTCCTTATTATGCCACAAATTAAGTCAAAATGATACCCTTTTGCGGAAATTATTCTTGTTATAAGTGCAAGCATATGGTAAGATATAAAAGTTTGCCGAGCAAATGTTAAATCAAACCTCAACTAAAGCAGGGGAGAGGACACCCAATTCAGTCAATCTCTCGGTGAGTATTGTGTCGATATTTTTGAAATCTGTGTACTTGATTCTAATAAGAGGAATATTATTAGCAGCACAGTAATCGGTTTTTATTTTGTCGCGTTTCTGTGTATCCAGTAAAGACCTATGTCCACCCCAATGATCTATGGCTTCGTAATGCTGTCTGCCGTCATATTCAATGAATGACAAAACTATTTTTGAACCACCAACGATTGCAAAATCAAAAGGAAGAGGATTCTTGTCTTTACACTCGCTGATTCTATATTGGCGTTGATGTGCTATATTAGATTTAATTAAAAACTTTTCTATCTCTATTTCTCCCTTAGAGTCCGACAGACAATTTGGGCATCTACTTCCCCTTAAGAAATCACGAGGTCGTACTTTAAAATTACGACCGCATTGAACATGAGTCACACTTAATGGATGACCACTGTCTACATATTCCTCTAAAAATTTATATTCATCATCCACTTGATCTTTTACAGCTTTGCTAAACTGGTCGTGTGTCCATTTTGCAGACCCAAAGCATTTTGGACAACGATTACCCCTGAGGAACATTGTAGGTGAAACGCTGTACTCATGACCGCATTTATTATGGACAATCTCAATCTTAATTCGATTTGATTTATAATCTCCTATTACAGTGTAATCAGACCCAACAAGTTCATAAATTTCTCGCTTAAATTGATCAGTTTCTTTTTTTGGAGTACCAAAACAGTGAGAACATCTTGTTCCATTTAAGAAATTTCCGGGCGTTGTGTTCCACTCATTTTTACAAATATTGTGGATGAGTGTTACTTTTTTATTCCTACTTCTATATTCCCCATTTAAGGTATACTCATCACCTACCAACTCAAAGATATCTTTTTTAAATTCTTTTGTTGTCCTCCTTAATTTCCCAGAGCAAAGCGCACATCTATTCCCGTTATTCAAGAATGATGATGGTTTCATCTCAAATTCTCTGCCACACTTATTGTGACGCAACTTTAGTTTGGTGCTTGTGTTAATATATGAATCCAAGAAGATAAATTCATCACCAACTAATTCGTACACTCTTGAAACAAATTCTTCATTTGTTAATCTTTTAGTACTTTTTTGCTTTATATCATTCATCTTCCCACCTCACTATTTTAGAGATTTGATACTTATTTATCTCCAACAGCAGATCACAAGGAAGAAGAGAGGACTTTTTCATAAACTCAAACACCTCGAAACCCTTCCAACCCAAAACAATTTCATATTCATATGTATCTTCCAAATCCATTTGTTCCAACATGTCGAGAATCAAGTTTTTGAAGTCGTAGTTGTGGAATTTCTTATGTTGGTGTGGATTGTAAAGCATGTAACTGAATAATTCTTCTTTACCTTTGGCCTGTTGTGCAGCATCTTTTTCGTTTTCGCCAACTGAGTGCCATACCCGCCCATAGATATCTCGGACGTAATAAATGTTCTCATTAGAATCAAAAGGGGAAATATATTGAACTTTGGTACGCATGAAATCATCTCCTGTGTAAAATTATACTTCACAGTTTAAAAATACACTAATATTACACTATAAGTCAATGCTTTTATACTCTGTAGTTTAAAAGTTGCGTATTTCAGTCGGATGTAGTATCTTAATCAAGAGGTGGGATATGTCTAATTTAAAAAATGAAATCAAGCTAGTTCTCATTAACAAAGGTATGGGGATGTCTGACTTAATCAAACTACTTAATGAAAAGCACAATAGAGAAGACACTGTTCAAAATTTAAATAACAAGCTTACAAGAGGAACAATCAAGTACTCTGAAATAAAGGAAATTGCTGAGATTCTTCATTATAAAATCGGATGGATACCAGAGGGCACAACTATACAACTTGGAGACAAAAATATAATATTATCGACACCACTACAGCATAAGTAATATATAAACAACAAAAAGAGACCTTGAAATTTAAAGGTCTCTTGAGAAAATTGAATTTAAATAATTTAGAACATATAGATTCTTAATAGGTCATACATAGCAGAATCCTCTTTGGCGTAATCCAGAGGTTTCTTAGAAGAATTGTCCTTAATATCTGGATCGGCCTTGAGGTTTTTTAGTTCTCCAAAGTAGAATCTGTCTTCGTTAATTGTTACAAGGTGAAGTGCGGTTTTACCGTCTGCGCGCTGAATATCAACGTTTAGAGAATTTCTTTTTAGGGCCTTGTATGCTTCGTAATTTTTCTCTTCAATTGAATACATCAAGAGTGTATTGTCTCCATTACTAGAGTCCTGTGCATTAACATCTAATGTACCATTATTCAAAGCTGTCCGAATTTTCTCAGCATCTAACTTGTCATCTGTAGAGTATATTTCTTTCAAATTATTCACCTTTTTGCTTGCAGTCGTATTTGTATTAGTTGAGTTACTTGACGTGGAAGATGTGCTATTCGTTGGTGGTGTAGTCGAACTAGAGCTTGGTGATGAGTCTTTCAGTGACACTTGAGAGCTAGTTACAGATTCAATTGAGTAGCCCATGGCATTTGCTGTGTCTCGTACTGGAAGATAAAGCTTCCCATTAACGTTGAGTGGACTTTCAGATAATTTTGCTTGAGCGCCATCTACAACAATTTTTACATTTGACTGTGTCGCTTTTAGATAGGTTGCAGCTCCAACAGCAGAACCAGCGGTTACTGCAACACCAACTATTGCACCGAGCATGAATGTTGGCAGCTTAGATAACATTTTCTTCATTGTATGTACCTCCGAGATTTTATAGTAAAATTATCCCACTTCACTAGATAAATTATACTATATTTATCGGTATTGTATTTGGAAAAGTTTAGTTCAAATCAATGCGAGTACCATTAATTTTCACATTTCTTGTGGAGTTAATGTTAATGTCGCCATTTTGAGCTATTTCAATGAACGAACCTGATTCTACACCTATTTTTACTGACTTCTTAGCAAGAACATTGAATGAATCCATTGTTATGTTAATGTCGCCACCATCGCTTTTAATGAGTATTCCGTCATCTGCTAGGTCAATACTTCTCAATCTTGCTGTGTTTGAAGCTTTGTACTCCTGTTTATATCCTCCATTATACTTGGTATTGACCATCTTAGCTCGATCATTGGCACCACCATCACCTGTACCAATCTTTTCAACAGGTTGAGCAGCATCGCCTGAACCCTCGAAAGTTGTTTCACGCTTAATCTTCTCTTCCATATTATAAACCATAACAGGCCATGCGGTTTCCTCAACAGTCATGAGACCCATTTGTTCAGATGTTGTCCAGTAGAGTTTACGTCCATCTGAAAGTTGTTTTTGTGATCCTGTACCAGTAACTCTACCAGTGATCCATTTAACTGAATTACCCTCAATACGTACATAATCTGACCAACCTTGAATAGCAGCATTGGTAAGAGTGGAGAGTTTACCAGCAGTGAGATTGGAGATGATACCGTCTTGGGCAGTGAGCATGTTAGCAGCAATAAGTTCAGCATCAAGAGCACCTATACCAATGGCATCAAAACCACCAAAGTCGATGTATTTCTTTTCGGAATCGATGAGGAGGGTGTTATTTTTATCTGTAACGACAAGTTTCTTAAAGATTGCTGTACCATCCATTTTAATCCACATTGGTGCGCCTTCCGGGAAGGTGTCTTCTTCACTCTCTTTTCCAGCAAAGAATCCAAGGGTAGGCCATAGTTTCATTACATTTCCACCATCACGAAGAGTAAGACGATTACCTATTAAGTCACTATCTTTAATTGTCGATTGCTCGATGAATGCATTGCGAGCCCATAGGTTTCCGTTGAAATCGACGCGGAAAGGGCTTGATGCCCACGTTTCTCCACCTAAAGAAAGACCCTCCGCACTAAGTAAAAAAAGTTCATTGTTATCGCCAACTCTAATACGAAGATCTCCATTTTGAGCTAGTCCAAACACATTCGTTGTTACTCCATTGCGAATCCTGTCAATGTAGAATCCACGGTTATTATCTATTCCTGATATGTTAGTAATTGTTCTGTCATTACAATTACTTGATGCATAACGGTTAACATTTAATCCGAATATATCCGGTTGTTCAGATATCATACCCAGCCTGAGAACAGGCCGTCCACAACGATCATCAATCATTAACTTAGAGCCTTCAATAGTGAAAACGCCTAAAGTGTCACCAATTGTGATTCTCTGGCCTAAAATCAGTTTTCCTAACACCATCTCAGCGATGACTCCATCAGCGGAAATTGCTGTCTCGTACTTTAGTCCACCGGATCTCGTGAGACCCACTTGACCATTCGTCAAACGAAGGAATCTTAACGGATCATTATCATCTGAGATGGTAATTCCTTTGTTATTAATCTCTACCGTATTATTGATACTCATATTGATACTATTGGTGATCCTGTTCCACACATTATCGAACAATCTACTCATCTCAGAAGAGTCAATTACTGCCTGACCCCACTTAGTCTTACTTGTATCAACAACTACACTAGTATTCTTAGTATCCTTCAAGAACTTCTCTAATCTTGTACTCTCATCATTAACATTTTTAGCATTGCTCAACGTTAACTTTATACTCGATCCACCGAAGTCATAGCTAATCTCACTAATCCTTGCCGTTAACTCAATTCCCAATGGTTCATATTTTACATTTACGAAATCACCAAGGTTTAGCTTTTTCCAATTACGTTGCTCCTCAATAATCTCCAAAAAGTTAACTATATCAATCTCTACCGCTAATTGTGGAACTTGTAACTCTTTAAATTTCTCTAACGCCGCATCATATAAATCTTGCTCATCTATGTATACATCATCATTAAAATCTCGCTCAATCACATAGTAATTCAATTCTTGCAGTTGTTCACTTGTAAAGTTATTCTCCGAATCCAATAACGTATGCAATCCATTGATCCTACTCTGCACATTGCTAATCTGATTTAACTTATTACTAATTTCAATCTGCTTCAGGTTAATCTGATTTTCCTTATTGTCTAAACTATATCTTTCTACAATAGCTGTATCATTACCAGCCATCTGAAACTCTTCAATTGAAATCGTAGCAACTTGCATGAATACACCAGTAGATGATCCACTGACTGTAATTGTGGTTGTTTCAAGATTGCTCAACTTGCCGAGCATTACCCATCTACCTGAAGTTACTGGCTTCACTGATCCATTCAACGCAACTGTTACACCAGTGGAGGAGTCAACTTTAATCATTGCTGCATAGTTATATCCCTTATTCAACTTAAACTGTCTAGATGTACTTCCACTATGGCTGTACTTCTCAAAGAACATCTTATCGCCAAATTGTTGAGCTAGAGTTACTTCCTGCACAACTTTTTCATCTTGTTGCAATTTATTCAAGTCAATCTTGAGTTGATTTAACTGTGTCTCATAGCCTTCTAATTCCTCAAGGTATTGCTTGAACAATCCTGTCTTACTCTCAACCAATGCTTCATAATCCAATAGCGCATGACACAGTGAATCCGACATCCAATGACTTGATGAAATCACTGTTTTATTGGCATCTCGTTCAAATGGATAAATGAAGTATCCATAGTTCTCAATGTAATTCTGCCCAGTTGGATTTACCTTATTGATACCTAAACCATCTTTACCAGAAGCGGAGAGACGTGTTACCATCTCCTCCGAACTTCTATTGCGACTCATACTCTTCATTAGCTTGCCATATGAAATGGTTAGTCCCATATTAATACCTGTTAATTCAGGCTTAGTCATGCTCAATGTACGTGCGTCTGTGTCGAGTGTAACTATGGCATTGTATACTTCAGCAATGGAGTATATAGCTTCGAGGACGGTAGAGGAGGGGAATTCAAATGACCTCTTACTTAATTTGAAATCGGCATCAATATAATCAATATTCCAGATAGTGTTGCCTAACCGAAGCATATCTTCAATTACTTTATCTGCTCCGTATGACTCAACTTCATAGCTTTTTATCAATTTGTCTGCTAATTCACGAGTCAAAGAAAAACATTTAATATCCATTACATCCGAATCATCGAGATTATCACTAATATCATTTACGATAAACCACTCAATTTTAATCCCAGTAACAACTTTGATTAAATAACGTTCTTTAATTAACTCCACATTCTTATTTGGCTTCAACTTGTGATGCTTATCAATAAAGTAGGGGAGGGAAAATGATAATTCACTAACATCATTTAATTTGACATCAACGCCATCATTAAAGACTTCGCTTAATTTACTGATAATCTCACGATTTGGTTTAGCCAGAAAGTATTGTGGTTGAATAGGTTTCCTATTGCGGTCAATTTCTCCTAACATACACTTTCCTTTCTGATAAATAAAAAGAAGAGGGGATTAACCCTCTCCTTAAATCATTCTTGTTTTTAATTGTTTATTTACTGCACCAAAGAATTTGTCACTTAAACTTTGTCCAGTATCTGTATCTTTGGCAACAATAGTTACATTCTCAATTCTGACACTGTTGTCTGTGCTACTAGGAGTTGTGTTGTTCTTAGGTGTAAATGCACTCAGATTGATTCCACTCTTAAATCTGTCGAACATATCTCTTGCTACATTGATGATTTTCAATACATTCGATGTGTCTGACTCTTTAAGAATTAATTCCTTCTTATGCGCTAAAATGTACTGTCCTTCTGCGGGTACATCACTAGGAGTCATTCCACCAGTTTTAGCAGAGAATATCTTCTGATTCACTAAATCCTTAAAACTTCCATCGGGGAACCCATAAACAGAACGCAATTGGTCATTCTTAGCTTTAAGTGAATCAAACTGCTGTGTAAGATTCTTGTACTGCGAAGAAGCTTTGTCGAGTTTAGACATTTCAGCCTTAATCGACTCAGCAGACTGTTTATTACTCAAATACTCAGTCCAAGCCACACGAGCAGCAGTTGTACCTTTGATAGTACCTGTTTGACCAGTTGATCCGCTCCCATTATTTGTACCACCACTTCCGGGTTCAGTAGGGGAGTAGTCACCAGATTTGAACTTGTCTAAACTGGATCTGCTCAACTCAAATTGATCTACAAGATTCTGCATTTCTTTGGAGGTCTCAAAAATGTGAGTTTTCATGTTGGCAAATAACTTATCATACTCACCACCAATGATTCCAAGAGTAGCAGTTACAACGATAGCATCATTACTCATCAAGCCTTGTTTGAGATTATA